TAGACTTGCAAATAATTAATAGAGCCTTAACCGATTTAAAAGGTTTTGATAACGAAATCAATCAAGCTCAGATATATGTCGAACAGGCAATGAATGAATATAGCAAGATGTATGCAAAGTATGAACTTGCAGCTATTGAATTAGAAACTATGCGAATGCAAATCGGAACTTTGCTTTTGTACGTGAATGATTTAGAAAAGGAAGTTAAAAAATTAAATTCAAGTATATGACACCATTGGAAAACTCATTAATATTATCTTACCTTCATTCTAAAATGTCGATTAAGAACTTAGAAGTCGCAGTACATGAATTATCGGTCTTGAATAATGAAGATGCAGGTAAGTTACAACATAAGTTTGAAAAGCTAATTAATGCGCACCGCAAAGCTATGGGAACGATGGAACGTAATATCGAAAACAAAGAACTTCTTGAAAGTGATTTTGAAGAACAACTTGATAATAATTGGAATGAATTATTAAATAAATAGCTATGCAAAACAAAGAAGATTTAATTCAGTTAAGCGTGGTCAATTATTTAAAAATGCAATATCCACAAGTCCGATTCATGGCAAACTATTTATCAGGTGCAAGGCTTCCGATTTATTTAGCACGTAAAGCAAAGAAGCTAGGACAAGCAGGACAAGGAACGCCCGACTTATTCATATTTCACAATAACGGTAAGTATTCTATGCTAGTTTTAGAGTTAAAAGTCGAATCACCTTTCAAAATAAATGGAATGTTGAAAACTAATGAGCATTTAACTAAACAAAAGAATTATCTTGACTACCTAAATAGAGAGGGTGCTTATGCTTCGTTTGGCGTAGGTGTAACGAACTCAATAGCAATAATAGATAATTATATGCACAATGAACTATAATAGGGTTATAAGCGAGTATTATACTCAAAAGGATATAATAACATTCTTTAAAAACATCGCTGGGGAATGGTGGGAAGAACTACGCCAAGATGTATTCTTAACGATATGCGAGTACGACCAAACAAAAATAATTGACATGCACGAAAGAAAGTGCTTAAAGTTCTTTATTGTTCGCATAGGATTAAACCAATTTCGTTCTAAAAACTCAAAGTTTTATTATCAGAACTTCAAGAATCAAAGAATAAGTGATAACATTATTGACGACGAACTAATCGAAAACAGCGACCATATACTATTTGCAAATCATTTATTTGAATTGCAGGATGATAATGCTTATGATAAGATAGAAGCAAGGATTCAGGCAGTTGAAAAGAGTATATCAGAACTTCGCTTCTTTGAATGTGAAGTCTTAAAGTTATATTTACAACTAGGGACTTATAAGAATGTGAGTTTAAAAACAGGTATTCCAATAAGAACAATCGCAAATGGAGTTAAAAATGCTATAAATAATGTTAAATTAAATGTAAAAGATTATGAATGAATTATTTCTTATTCTCGGCTCTTCTTGTTTAGGCTTTAGCTTTGCCGAAATCTCAATGATACCACAAATGTTTTCACGCTGGTTATATGATGAATTTAATATCGGTAACAAGTTAAAAGGGTATGACTTTATAAAGACGCCTTTGCGCTTGAAGCCTTTCGATTGTGGTTATTGCTTGAGCTTTTGGGTAGCTTTATTATCAGCTTTATATTTTAACTATATTATTATCACAGCTTTAATGATAGCTTTCGCAGCTAGTATTGTAGCTATATTATTTAAAAAATTTATATGAACTATCTTACAAAAAAAACACTTGATAAATACAAAGAGCATTGGGTTTCATTACGCGATGCGGGTTTTATCAAAAACTTAAATCAAGCTACTATCTTAGAACTTGAAGCTATTTATAAGCAAGAAGTAGACGACAAATTCTTTGTGAATAAATGGTGTATGTCATGCGTTGCAGAAATGATTCAAAGGGTATATCTAAGCGTTAATTACGATAGTTATATCGAATCTATCGAAGCCTTTGCTGAAATAATACAAAGCACCGCTAATGTAGAAGCTACTTTTGTGAATGACTTTAAACCTGAAGATGTAAACAAGCAAGTGCCTAAAAGGCGTGGTCGTAAATCAAGAAAGTAATGCCAGTAATTAAATGTGAATCAAACGGAAAATATCGTATCGGACAAGGTGCTTGTATTTACGATACTAAAGAGAAAGCTCAAAAAGCTTGGGAAGCTATTATAATAAAAGAATCAAAAAAGAAATAATGTCTAACAAAATCGAAATCGAGAAAGAAACGAATCAAAATCTTGATAAGATAATGGTTATGCTTGAGATATTAGCGCAATTAGATGATATCGATTTGCTAGGTAATTCGATACCAATGAAGATAAAGGTTATAAACAAAATAGATAATTTGATTGATAAGTTATGATTGAACTTAAAATATCGGATTTAATCCCAGACGATAAAAATTACAACAAAGGAACTGAATTTGGTAATTCATTAATTGAAAAATCATTAAGAAAATTCGGGGCTGGTCGTTCAATATTGTTAGATAAAAATAATCGAATCATAGCGGGTAACAAAACAATTGAAAATGCGAATGCTATCGGTTTAGAAGATATTATTATCATTGAAACGACAGGCAATCAAATAGTAGCGGTCAAAAGATTAGATATTGATTTGGATTCCAAAATGGGTCGAGAATTAGCCTTTGCAGATAACGCTTCAGCAAAAGCAAATATTGATTGGGACATGGATAATGTCTATGAAGATTGGACTAAGCAAGAAGCTTTAAATTGGGGCGTTAGTGAATCAAAAGAAGATATGCAAACGGTAGAGGAAGCTCAAGAAGAAAACTTCATTAAGATATCTATTGAAACGACAAACAACGCTTTTATAGAAATGAATGAAAAGCTTCAAAACTTGTGTGACGAATACAGTGCGATAATGAAAGTCAAATGAAAAAGCACGTTAAACTTTATTTGTCATTCTTTGGTTACGATACTAGCGACTTTATACCTTGCGAAGTGTGTGGTAAACAATCGGTAGACATTCACCATATTGAAGCGCGTAGAATGGGTGGCTCTAAACTTGCAGACCATATTGACAACTTACAATCTTTGTGCAGGGAGTGCCATATAGAATACGGGGATAAAAAACAATATAAAGAATACTTACAAGACATACACGATTTATTAATTCAAGATAGGTTATATGGAAAAGGTAATTGAATTCGTTTTATACGTTTCATTTTTAGGACTTGCAACGTATTTTTTGATACTAGGAATTATAGGAATATTTAACTATTTATAAGATGCCAGATATTGAAATGTGCAAGGGCGAAAATTGCCCTTTAAAAAATGAGTGCTATCGTTACACAGCGACACCGAATGAATATCAAAGTTACTTTGTAGACCCTCCGTATATTGAAGACGAATGCGAGTTCTTTTGGGGTAAACAATCAAGTTATATTTATGATAGCTTAAAGGATATATTTAACGGTGATATAAATAAAAAATAGGTATAAAATAGGTGTATGGCAAACAATGAAAATTTAATACATATTAAAAAAGGTGAAATAAGAAATCCCTATGGCAGACCAAAAGGAGAAAGTAAAAAGAAAAAATTAAATAAACTATTGGATGACATTATAAAAATACATAATGGTAAAATATCAAATCATAAAAAAAGAATAATTTATAATTTATATGAAATTGTTTTATCTGATATTGGTTCGGATGAAATTACAGATACAATAAATGATTTATATTTTATTCAAAGTGAAGTAGGAATTAAAATAGGAATATCTAAAAACGTAGAAAATAGATTAAAGCAAATTAAATATTATTCAGAAAGTTCTAAAATATTAAAGGTTATTAAATATGGTGGTAACTTTGAAAAGTTATTACATAATAAATTTTCGTATTTAAATATAAAAGGTAATAGTCAAATTGGTATTGAATGGTTTTATAAAAATGATGATTTACTTTCTTTTATTGATGAAATAAATACAACGAAAGATTTAGCTCAAATATTCTGTAAATTTACAGATTATCAACTTTCATTATTCAATTAAAATATATGGCATTTCCAAATAAAGAAACACAATTTAAAAAAGGCGCGGTTGCTAATCCGACTGGCAGACCTAGAAAATACGTTTCACAATTACGTGAACAAGGCTACAAGGTAAGCGAGGTGAACGACGCTATTCAAGTTTTAATGTCAATGACTATCGAAGAACTTAAAGACGTTTATGTAAATCCACAAGCAACGGTTTTAGAAAAGACAATCGCTGGAGCTATACGAAAGTCAATCGAGAAAGGTTCTTTATATTCAATTGAAACTTTATTAACGCGCGTATATGGTAAGCCAAAGGAGCAAATGGATTTAAACGCTTCAGGTGGCTTTAAAATTGAAGTAACGTATAAAGATGCAGACGATAGCGATAGAGCTTCCTAAACCACACGAGGGACAGCGTAGCGTCTTAGAATCAAAGGCTAGGTTTAGAGTTTTGATGTGTGGTCGTCGTTGGGGCAAATCTTTGATTAGTAAACAATACACGATTACGGAATCACTTGCAGGTAATATCAATGCGTACATTACTCCGACGTATTCACTTGCAAAAGTATTCTTTGATGAAATAGCAAAGTTAATC